GAAGTCTTGTCTGCTTGAACGTGGTGATCCACGTGGCAAGAGACATGATGTTAACGCCTGATGAGTATATGTCGCTCATGCGACTCATTACATCAGAACGTGAAAGCGAAGGTGCAACATTGGCACTACGTGATGAATCAATCACTACTCCTAAGCGACGTCGTTCAAGAAAACAACGTGCAGCCGACAAAAAGTCTTCTGAAGCATTCAAGAAAGCAAACGAACTTGGACGTAAGAAAGACGGGTCATTCAAGAAAGGATACGATCAGGCACGTATTGCATCTGTTGCTCAGCGTCTCAAGAAGAAGATGAAGTGATTCCAGTGATTTTACCTGGTCATCCATCGCAAGCCCTTCTGAATGTATTGAAAGAGATTCTATCTCAAATCAAATTACTTCGAAAGGATTTGAAGAAGTAAATGCTTCAGAGTCTCGTCCACGTCGTCCCGGGCTGTAATTGCAGCCATTAGTTGCCGTGTTGTTGATTCTAGTATGCTTTGTGAAGTTGATCCGTCAAGTTTCTCAGCAATTGCGCTTGAAATAAACCGTGAACGACTTTGAGAGTAACTTAACGTGCGCTCGAGTTCGTTGAATAAATTACCAGGTATTGTGATGGAGATTTTACGTGTGGGATTCGCTGCTCTTTTCATACTTCTTCCTCCAAACATTTCCAAGATAATGCCAAACACATTGGATTACAATATGGAAATTGAAAGATGTTATGTTCAGAATGACAAAGCAAAGTAAAATATTTGTGTTTGCCATCCAAAGACTTGCCACATCCATCGCACTTCATGCGTTTTCCTCCTCAAGACGTTCTAAGAGTTGGAAGACAGCGTTCATTTTGGTCACATAATCCATGTCATGAGTTTGCATCGCGTACGCGAGGTAGCATCGATGCAGTGCTTGAAGTGCTTTTCGAGCCTTTCGGATCTCTGGAGTCATCGAATCAACCCCTTTTCGAATTGTGTAGCAATCAATTCAATGAGTTCGATCATGTCATCAACCTGTTCACGCATCATTCTCATCATTAGTTTGGCTTTTACGTCGCCAATGTGTCCGTCTTTGGGGATTTTGCCCCTGTATTGCATCAATTTGTCGACGATTGTCGCATGGTGTTGTGGGTCCATGTTAATCCTCCTCCGGTTCTAAGTCACCAGACAGCAGATCGTCAATCAAACGTCGCTGTCTGAGAATCTCTCGTTGCAATTCGGCTATGATTGAGGTAGCATGGTTGAACATATCCTTGTATTTGGGTCGGGCCATGATACTCCTACGGTTGTCTCCCTTATAATCGCTCCTACCGATTAGTATTAGATTGAGAAGATTGGGTAGCAGGTGGGGTACTGCTACGCTATACCCTACTCCTAGAAGCGCAGGTCAATGATTGCTGTGTTAGAACTACTACTATAAACTACTTAGGGATAGCCCGTAATATGGGATTTAAGAAAACCTCCGATACAATAGCAATTAGTTTTGGCGTAGACGAAAGCGCAGCCAACACATACACTCAAGAAGAAATCGCATTACAACTCGATGTTCTGAACAATGAAATCTTCGTTGTTCTAGCAGTGGATCTAAATCCAGCCGCACCAAACCTCGTTGCAGGTTCAACAACTGAAACTCGTGCTACAGTTTCCTCAACCTCCGCCACTGCAATTCAATCTCTAGCAAACTCAAATGTTTTGGCTGAAGCAGGTCTTGCTATTGTTACAGATGCTGCAATGGCTGTATCCTTTACACGTGCCGCAGAGGAATCATACTCTGGTGCAGTTGATTATATTGGATTGATAAGTACAAATAACTTCTTTGTAGGTTTGAAAGGCTCAAACAACTTAACTGCAAAGTCGGTTAATGGCCGTGTCTGGGGATACCGTGCTCGTGCTGATGCATCTACTTACGCTGCTCTTGTTCAATCCGAAGTCTTGTCTGCTTGAACGTGGTGATCCACGTGGCAAGAGACATGATGTTAACGCCTGATGAGTATATGTCGCTCATGCGACTCATTACATCAGAACGTGAAAGCGAAGGTGCAACATTGG